GATTAGGGAATTAGAAGACGTTAAGAACAATAACCCTTATCAAAAAATTATCTTTGTGGCTCAAGCTGTTGATAGCTGGAGAATATTTCCAAGGGTGTTTTTATCGGTGTATGTTTATTTACTTTACTACACAACCTTCTGGTTTATGGATTTACCGGAACCCAGCTTTGAACAATCGGGTTTAATCTCTATTGTTGTAGGTGCAGGTGCCGCTTGGTTCGGACTTTATGCTGGAACATCAGGTAGTTCAAAAAGTTTTAAGGGTGAAAAAGAATAGTTAATGGCCTTACTTAAAGTACAGTTTACTCCTGGGATAAAGAAAGAAGGCACTGCCTTGACTGCTAAAGGCGGTTGGTTTGATGCTAATTTGATGCGGTTCAGAAAAGGTTTGCCTGAGAAGATAGGTGGTTGGACCAAGGACACACCTAAAACATTTTTATCAACCTGTCGTGCTCTACACTCTTGGGTAGATTTAGAGATTACTAAGTTTTTAGGTTTAGGCACAACGTGGAAATACTACATCCAAGAGGGCGCTAATTTTAATGATGTAACTCCTTTAAGAGCAACTACAGGGGCTAATGAAATTTCTTTTGCTAAAGTTGCAAATGGGGATGCGACTCTTACTGTCACGGATACTGCCCATGGAGCCGTAAAAAATGATTTTGTAACTTATAGTGGTTGTGTAAGTTTGGGCGGTAACATTACAGCAAATGTTCTTAATCAAGAATATCAGATTGCCACTATTACCAGTGCTAATGTTTACACTATTGAGGCTAAAGATACAGATGGTGATGAAGTAACAGCAGCGGCGGGTGATTCTGGTACTGGTCAAGGCACTATAATTGGGGCTTATCAAATTAATGTCGGCCTCGATAATTATGTGTCTAGTTCAGGTTGGGGTGCAAGCCCTTGGAGTGACGGGACTTGGGGTGCTGTTGCTGCTTTATCTGCAACTAATCAGTTAAGATTATGGTCACATGATAATTTTGGTGAAGATTTAATTATGAATGTTCGCTCTGGAGGAATTTATTATTGGGACACCAGTGCTAAAACATTAGGCACAGATAGGGCTGTGGCATTAAGTGATTTAAGTGGGGCTAATTTAGCACCAACACTTGGTTTACAAACTATTGTTAGTGATATTGATCGACATGTTCTGGTGTTGGGGGCAGACCCTCTAAACTCTGGCGGGACTGCTAGAACAGGAGCGATTGATCCGATGTTTATTGCGTGGTGCGATCAAGAAAACGTTACTGAGTGGGAGCCTAAAGCGATTAATACGGCGGGTTCGGCCCGTTTGTCTGCTGGCTCTAATATTATTGGGGGTTTAAGGGCTCGGCAAGAAATTTTAGTTTGGACGGATACTTCTCTTTATTCGATGAAGTTTATAGGTCAGCCCTTTATCTTTAGCACTAACTTAGTGAACGAAGGAGTGGGTTCAATTGGACCAAAAGCCATGATTAACAGTCCTGTTGGTGTGTTTTGGATGGATAAAAAAGGCGTTTATAACTACACAGGACAAGTCAAACCTGTGCCTTGCGACGTGCATGATTATGTGTTCGGTGATATAAATGAAGGTCAAGCCTATAAGGTTCATGGGTTTTTAAATAAGCGGTTTAATGAAGTCGGTTGGTATTATCCTTCTTCGGATTCTGATGAAATTGATCGTTATGTCTCTTACAATTATAACGAAAATGTTTGGTCGATTGGTCAAATGAGTCGTACCGCATGGCTTGATGAGGGGTTAGAGGCCTATCCACGAGCAGCGTATACTACGTCCGATGTAGGCTACCTATATCAACAAGAGCAAGGCAATGACGCTGACGGCTCACCGATGGATAACGTCTATATAGAGTCAGGGGATTTTGATTTACAAGATGGAGAGAGCTCTCAATACGTTGGTCGTATTATTCCCGATATTAAGTTTACCGGTAATAATGCCGCCTCTTTATTAAATTGTGTTCTTAAAACCAGGAACTATCCCGGTGAAAGCTTAACCACTAAATCGACCAGTAATGTGTCATCAAGTACCACAAAACTTAATGTTCGTGGTCGAGCAAGACAGGTCGTTCTTCGTTTTGAATCAGACGACGACAACACGACTTCATATACTTTGGGTCTTGGTTTTAGAATTGGTGCAACCCGTATAGGCACACGAGTTAATGGCAGACGTTAGTGGGTAGTCTATTACAAACGGGCCTGCCTTTAGCTTATGACCAAGTTGATCCAGACACATACAATCGTTTGGTTAGAATCCTTGAATTAAATTTATCTGCATTTGATCCGGATACCACCAATTCTGTTTTAGCTACTAAACGAGATCAAAATCAGTATAATAAAGGAGATATTATTTGGAACCTAACCACTGCTGAGTTGCAGGTTTGGGACGGCTCCAAGTGGTACACGCTGTATAGCACAACGTCAAATGGCTTATCTGCCACTGGCGCAATTGGTTCATTAACGGTATCTACTAATGGTGCCACAACTATCAATTTATAGAGGAAATATCATGCCAGGAATGACAGCTAGACGAGATATGATGAGAGGAGACCCTAAAAAGTTTATTCGTCCAGGAGACGAAGCTATTTATAACAAAGGCTCTAAGAAAAAGAGTAAAAGTAAGTCTAAGAAAAAATATTAATGCCCTATAAAACTAGGGGTAAAACCGTTCTTGTTAAAAAGAACGGTAAATGGACAAAGAAAGCAACAGCAAAGACTGCTGCTTCAGCGAAGCGTATGGTTAGTTTATTAAGGAGTAAGAAAAAGTAATGGCGCTATCAGATTTAGCTTTAGAGGAAATGACAAAACCTAAGAATATGCGTCAGCCTGACGAGGATTTTATGGGCCCTCCTTCTCCTTTCGCACAGGCACAAGACGATATTGCAACGATTCGTGCAGATAAGGTTAGGTCCGGTGTGAACAAAACTATTGATTTTCTTGGTTTAGATAAGATTTCTCAAAACACTGCAGATGTATTAAACCCAGGAAGTGTTTACAGTATGCCGGGGTCCACTAGGGGTCTTTCTGGTCTTGGTTCTTTGCAAGAAACAGACTACAGTTCCATGATTTCTCCAGAAAATGCAACAAGAATAGAAGAAACAGTCAAAACCGAATTATTAAGAAATCCTGAACTTTCAGACCAACAGAAACAAGAATCGGTAAGTAATTTAAGTAGCTCAAATATTTTAGAGTTTATGGGTGCTATGTTCCAGGAAGCTGCCAATCTTCCTGACGAAGAAGTAGGGCTTATGCCTGCAGAGCAAGAACAAGAAGCAGAAATGTATATTGACGAGATATTGGGCACCGGCGCTACGGACAGTTTTGCTCCTGCCGGAATGAACTATGGTGGGCCAGTTAAACATTATAACATGGGCGGACTAGCCAGTATGGGTCGAATGGAAGACACTGAATTGGCTCATGTTGCTCCTGGAGAGCGAATTGTACCTGAATGGATTTTAGGGGATAAAGGCGAAGACATGCTCGATGCAGCGTTTATTCGTTCGGGTCTTGATCCGGTTGAATACACCGTGGGCAGTGGTCAAGGTTCAATAAACCCAATGACAGGAATGCCTGAATACACTTCCTTTTTTAAGCGTTTATTGAAAAAAGTTAAGAAAGTGGCTCCGGCACTTGGCGCTCTAGTTGGTTTTAGGTATGGCGGTCCCATGGGTGCTGCTATCGGTAAGACCGTTGGCGGTGTCATTAAAACCGGTGATTTTGATTTTCAAGATGCGTTAACTGATTTCGGTACAGGTTGGTCGCTAGGTAATTTGGCTACAGGGTTTGGTTTACAACCGGGCAAATCAATATTTAAAATGGGAGATAGAGGATACACTATTAAAAAAGGCGATACATTGAGCGATATAGCCAAAAAATATGGCATAACTGAACAAGAATTAATTGCTGCCAACCGAGGTGTGTTGCCCGCAATTGGAGTAGAGTTAAAAATTCCTGGAGAGGGGCTGTGGGGCAATATTGCTTCAACCAGTCCCCATCGTGCACAGGCCCCTGGACAATATGCTACACAAGAAGGTGTAGGTGGATTTATGCAAAGTGCAGGGGCAAGATTAAGTGGTGATTCAAACATCGACCTAGTAAATCAATTTAAAGATTTATCTGGAGCTCAAAAACTTGGTGTAGGGGCCTTGGGTCTTGCTGCATTAAGTCAAACAGGGATGTTTGACAAAGAACAACGAGGTGAGATACCCGAGAATATAACACAAGGAATGCAGGGCCTTGAAAACTATGTAAATGAGCCGTTAAGGGCGTATAACCCTCAACCTGTTTGGGGTCAAAACGCGCCTTTAATTAACACGCCGCCTATACAAAGCGCAGTGTCCCCGTTTATTACCACTAAACCACCTTCACTAAGTGAAACGTTAGCCGAACTTGCCAATAATAGAATCGGTTTAGATTTTCCTACATTTAGCCCAGGCTAATGCCTTTACGGCACTATAACCAGTATAAAGGTGGGGGTAGAGTTACTCCTGATAAACACTTCTATAATCAACCTGGAATGGTGTCTATTCCGCAGAGTCTTCCTTCGGGAGTTGGTTTACCTAGTAATGAAAATATTGGTTCAAACACTACGGCCCCCTACGTCGGGTTGAGCTCCGGTAATTTTGGTCCAGGTGGCTATAGAATTGCAGGTCAACACACTCCGGCAAAAGCACATAGATCGGTGCGTCCGGGACAACAAACAGTAACAAGCGGTGATATGTCTGTTAGCAGAGGGCAAAAAAGAGATGCCCGTTTATACAGTAAAAACAATGATTTGGCACCAGGGACAGAATTTGAATCTGGTGGTATTATCTGGTCGGTTAATGAAGGCGGTGGTGTTACTGCTGTTAGACAAGCTGATACAACTCCAGAACCTGTAGTTAATGACCCTACTACTACAACTGAAGGGGTTACTACAACTGAAGAGGTTACTACAACCCCAGAACCTGTAGTTACCGACCCTACCACTACAACCGAGGAAGGAACCACTACAACCACTACAACCGAGGAAGGAACCACTACAACCGAAGAGGCCACCACTACAACCGAGGAAGGAACCACTACAACCGAAGAGGCTACCACTACAACCGAGGAAGGAACCACTACAACCGAGGAAGGAACCACTACAACCGAGGAAGGAACCACTACAACCGAAGAGGCTACCACTACAACCGAGGAAGCGTGGTCGTGGCCCTCTAGCCCATTTTCCGGGCAAATCGTTTTTCATACCGGTGAGCGCCGTTGGTATATTTATTTTCCGTGGGCAGGTTGGATTTTAAGAGATAGTGCCACTACAACAACTACATCTACCACAACTACATCTACCACAACAGAAGAGGCAACTACCACTACTTCTACCACAACAGGCACTACGGAAAGTGGCACTACTTCTACCACAACAGGCACAACCGAGAGTGGCACTACTTCTACC